TGGAGATGACGATTGGTTCTGTCATCAACCGGGAATTGGGACTTGTATATAAAGCTGTAAATAATGTATATAATGCGTGTATGTTAGAGATGAGGTGGAGGTCGTTGCTGGTGAGGCGTGCTGTGGGGTCATGGATGTTATCCGGGGTCCGCTATGGCGTCGCTGGAGTAGTGACGGTCGGCATCTTGTCAGGACTGTACATATTAGGTAGAATGTATATTAGAGGCAATTCCATGAGGGAAGTGTGGACCTATGTCGCCCAGACGGACCGGGACATGTTACCTGATCCAGATACCGGCGACGGTGGTGAGTTCAGGCTTGAGATCGGTCAGGATGGACTGCAAGTACGTGTTCGCAACGACTTGGTACGCGACCCCATCAACATTGCTGACCCTGTGGCCATGGGGCTGTTGGAAAACACTTATGACGCAGTTGGCACCACGCATATCACTCAGCATGGTTTCCAACAGATGCAGAACGTGTTCAACGGACCCGTGCGAATTGGTTGGAGGGAGCAGTTGTTGAACTTCATGGAGAGGATGGGAATGCCAAACTTCTTTGTAAATAAGTATAGGGCGAAGATAGCGGCGGCAAAGTCGGTTCGACGGGCAGGAATGGCTCTGTTACATTATCGAGAGCAGATCTTCCTTGTAAGAGCGCTTGTGCACAGCCGGCTGGGGCGGGAATCACTCTTAGTCGAGAATGACGCGACAAGATTGATTGTTTCCCGAACAGTTAATGAGGTTATGACTAATTTGAAGCTGAATCTGACGTTAAGCGACATGATCAGAGAGGCGTGTATAAATATTTGTTTCATAGACACTATGTATGACGAGGCGGGGAAGGAGTTGAGGCTCGGCCCACCTCGCAGACCCGCGTGATGGGGCCCCGTCGTTATGGAAGGCATGGATACATCAGTCAACCATGTCGGTTCCGAGTTGGCTGATGTAGTGGGTATCCAGTTGAAGTACGGTGTGGGTGGTGTGAAGCGGATTAAGCGGAAATATATAGCGTTAAGTGGACGCATTCCGCAGGAAATACGATACGTTGTACATAACAATACACTTATTAATATCTATCGTGCCCTGATTGAAAGGGTTTTCTTTGTAGAGGTAAAGGTAGGAGGAGTAAAAACGCTGGTTGGTCCACCATTGACAACGAGAGCACATTTCTTCGAACAGATGTCGGAATTTAGCGGTAAGGTTAAGGGCAATTTGGAATATGCGAGACGGATGAGTCTGACGGAATTTGTCATGACGTCCCCGCCGCATAAGAAGAAGGTCTACCAGAACGCAATGGAAACATATCTGAAACGAGGATTGGCGCCATCGAAGTCGGAGGTGACCTCATTTATTAAAGCTGAGAAGGTGCGGTTGACTGCTGAAAAACCCGATCCGGCACCACGTATCATACAGCCAAGAAGCGCTGAGTTCAACCTTGTGGTTGGCTGTTTCATTAGACCTGTCGAGAAGCTGATTTACCGTGCGATCGACAAGACCTTTGGACGGCCGACCGTTTGTTGTGGACAGAATGCCGAGCAAATGGCTGAGATGTTGCGTAGTGCCTGGGATGAAATAGCAAGTGTCGACGGTGATCCCGTTGCACTGTCTTTAGATCTTTCTCGCATGGACCAGCATGTTTCCGGAGTCGCATTGCGATGGGAACACACATTCTACAGACACGCCTTCCGACACGACACCATGAGAGACACATTGGAGTGGTGCTTGAGTAAGACGGTGAGGAACGTAGGACGTGTGTATACCAACGATAGTGACGGACGCCCTGTCAAGGTTAAGTATACTAAGAATGGCAGTAGGATGAGTGGTGATATGAACACCTCCCTAGGAAACAAACTCATTATGTGTGGTTTACTATATTCATATTTTGTTAACGTATGTGGGTTCGTACCACGCAAGGACTTCAACGTTGTAGACAACGGAGATGATTGTGTCGTAATCATGTCGAAGCGTGCGTACGCCCTGTATAATAAAAATATTAATGAAACTGAGGTTATTAGGCAGTTAGCAGTACAAGAT